TTAACATCAAATATGGCATTAATATCAGATGCTTCTGGCAAGGTTAGCGCATCTGCAAAAATATCAACAACAGAACTGGAATATTTAGATGGTGTAACAAGTGCTATTCAGACACAGATAAATAATAAAGAACCAACAATCAGTTTGGGATCTACCCAATATGCATTAATAAATAGTACATCAGGAAAAGTAGACGTATCATCAGTAACAAATACAGAACTAGGATACTTAAGTGGTGTAACAAGTGCTATACAAACACAGATAAATGATTTAAACACATATGTACAAACTGAGACAATTAATTCATCTGCATTACTTAATGTATCTACTGCATTAATATCATTTTATGGCGCCGATGGAATAGCAAATGAAATACAAAATAATACTTTAGATATATCAGATGTATCTTATAAAAAGAGTGGCAGGAGTTCAATAAGATATTATAGGGTATTTGATATATCAATAATATCAGATACCAAAAATTTATTATTTTCAAGTACAATACTGAGAAAATATTTATATCAAAATTCATCATATTCTCCAGATGGAGTAGAGAATCAAATAAGATTTTCTTATTATAACACGGAATTAATAACACCATCGCATGATGGAAATGGAATATTATTTAACAATAGTGATATATGGTTTGAAACTATAAATAACATAGAATATATGAAGTATAGTACAACAGATAATAGTTCAATATCTGTAATATCCAGATAATAAATGAAAAAAAGTTTGTTTGGTCATAAATCTAAATATTTCGCATGTATTTTTCTTCTAATTTATTCAAATTTATCCAATAGATTTTGTACTATTTTTTCGTTTTCTTCTGTGAGCTCTAACACGCCAACACACTTATATAGATTATGAAGATCTGTTTTTTGTTTCATAATATATCCTTCTTTTAGTTCGCTCTTTTTCTCTACCAATATGTTTGAAATGTTCTTTTTCATTTGTTGTAACCTTTTTAACCAAATCTCGATAGTATTGTCTATAATTAGACGATAAACATATACTTCTTTCTTTTGTCCCAATCTGTATACTCGATTAATAGCTTGTTGTTGTTCGCTGTCGTTCCAATATGGTTCCATCAATATCACATGGTTTGCTTGTACCAAATTTAAACCACAACCACCTGCGCGAAGATTTATCAACAATACTTGAATATTTGAATTATCATCTTTGAAAACAGATAACAACTTTGATCTTTCATTCATTGTAAGACCGCCGTGATAAATTTCGCAGTTATATTTGGCTAGTTCATTCCAAAGAGTCTTCAAGAAATATGTAAAGTTTGAGAAAATGATGACTTTGTCATCTTTTGGAATATTTGCCATAATTTCTTTGATTTTTTTAATTTTAATTGATATTTGTGTTTGAACTGTTTCTTCTTCTATAACAGGCTGATGATCATTTAAACATTGGCGCATGCGCAAAATCCTTCTTAATGTAACATCATCGTTTACATGATAATTATACGTATCCATCTGTTCACCTTCATTAAGTTTTAAGACGAAATCTCTGTAATGTATTGTTGGTAATATAGAGCATATAGTTTCACTCTGTGTTTTTCGCAACATAATATCTGGAAGTATGCTTTTCAAAATAGATTCTTTCATCTTATATTTTTTGTACCTCCAATATTCCAATCTATTATAGATATCAAGATTCGATAAACAAATTATTGAAATAATATCATCTGGCTGATTGCAAATAGGAGTTCCTGTTAAAAAGACCTTTAGTGGGATAGTTTCGCAAAATAAACTGAGTTGTTGGTATATTTTTCCTTTGTTATTTCTCAACTTATGAGCCTCGTCTATGATAAGACGTTCAACATTTTTGAACCTATTTATTCCCATGAGCATATCATTTGCAATAATTGAAGGCGTTGTAATAATTACATTTGCATCAATGAATGTTTTTCGTGTTGAACTATGATAAACAGAAACAGTGAGACCTGTATGTTGTAAGACTTCTTTTTCCCATTGATCTAAAAGACAAGTTGGTACCATAATCATTGTCTTAACTGGTTTATGGTGAATTAAAGCACATGACACAATAGTCTTACCAAGACCCATATCATATGCGAGGATAGCACATTTTTCTTCATAATTGGCACACCATGATACTGCTTCTCTTTGGTAATCGTGTAATGTCACACAAGACGTTGAATTCATTATGCAACCTTTTCTACCAATTTTCAGATAGATAATAAAAATAAATATATTTTTGTCATTTTTTTAATGAAATGTTACATAAATGGTTTAAATTTATACAAAGGATTTTTTGCTTGTAGCTTCGCGCGGCGCTATCAAAGCAAATCCAGTGTAAAAACTATTCATATATAAAAACTATTCATAATTTATAAATAGTATGCGAATTTTATTTATAAACACGGGTATTCATCATAAAAATAAAGAAGCATTTTATGGATATAATTTTGATTTAACAGAAATAACAGATATAAATAATTTAAAAAATGTAAATATTCAAGAATATGATGCAGTATATTCTCCATCAACTTTAGTAGATACCACTGCATATCCAGATACTATTTTTTTATTTGGACCACATTTCTTTGTTTTTCCAGATGAACGAATACAACGAATGAAACAAAAAAACAATGTATATATACAGTCAAGTGACTGGACAGTATCAACTATTAAGATGTTTCCAATAAGTCGTGATGTTGTGATTAAATCAATTCCTTTTGCTGTAAATACGCAAAAATTTAAAAGTGATATCAAAAATAGTGATCGTGAAAATGTGTTTGTATATTTCAAGCATAGAAATCCAAATGAACTAAAATTTGTAGAAACATTTTTAAAAGATAAAAATATTAATTATAAGGTTATATCATATGATAAAAAATATAATGAAAACGATTATTTAGAATATATTAAAAATTCTAAATATGGTATATGGGTGGGTTGTCATGAAAGTCAGGGGTTTGCATTACAAGAAGCATTATCATGCAATGTTCCATTATTAGTTTGGAATGTGAAATCAATGTCACAGGAGTATAATATGAATTATCCTAATATTTATGCAACAACAATTCCATATTGGGATAGCAATTGTGGAATGATGTTTTTTGAAGAAAATCAATTCCAAGATTCTTACGATATATTTTTGAAAAACCTTTCTACGTTTTCTCCTAGAAAATATATAATGGATAACCTTTCAACTGATAAATGCAAACAACGTTTCATTGATGTTATAAAAGAAATGAAGAGCTTAAATACTAATAAAAATTAAACTGTAATTTGTTGTATAAAATTTGAACGAAAATAACTTCAATTTTGCTACTTATAAACACTAAACATTTTTTTGGTTCTTACAATATTTATTTAGTCAAACATGATATGTCATTACATAAATGGCTTAAATTTATACAAAAGAATTTCTATTTTTCATTGAAAATAATTTCCAATATTTTCAATTTATTTTTATGATAAATATTTTCATTTTGATCAACTTTATCATTATAAATATAGTATATAGTATTATACTTATTGAAAATCAATGACATATGATAATTCTAAAACAAAAAAATAAAAATCATTTTTTTTCATTTTTTTAAATTTTTGATTAAAAATTGAATATTATAATGTATACGCATATAACAAGCAATAATGGATATAACCACTGTTAAGGAAATTTTCTACAGAAACAAGAACTATACTTTCTATCATGGTTGTCCTTTTGATAGGGGTATGGCTGATTCTTATTACGAGCGTCCAAAAATACCCAATAAATTATCATATGAATCTAATAAATATCTTTATGAAGAATCAATGACCAAAGAAGAGATAGAAAATTACTATGCGGGATATGATTATAATGAAATGATGGGATCAAAAAAACAATGAAACAATCTTTATCAAGATGGGTAAAAAGGTATAATATTACACCAACCAAAGAGAAAAATGGGACAATACTATTATAAAAAATATAATAATTTGTTATTCGTCTTCTATTGATGTAAATGATCGCATTAAAGCGACTAACTACAATTTGACAGTTCTGTTAAAACGGTTTGTAGTTTTTGTAAATCAACTCCTCTTTTATATCTTTCTGGTCGTTCATTATAATATAATGATTAAACACTTTTTGAATATTTTTACAACCATTTTATCACGATTGATACAAACATTCTGTTTATTTTCCATTTTATATGTTAGGATAGAATGTATCTTTTGTTCTTTATTTTTCTTATCAGGTAAATATAAATTATTACATAATTCTTCTGTCTTATAATTAACACAAGAAGTTATATATTCGTCTATATCATAACCCTTAAAACGCTCTTGTAATTTTTTCTTTAATGATAGATTAGGCGTAGAAATAAAGTTTTTCATTTGCTTACCAATACTCCAATCACCAATTATAATAATAATGGTTAGGAAAAGAACAAGACATCAGCATTTAAATACATAGTATAATAAACCTATTGATAAAAAATTAGAATTAACAAAAATTTATAAGGAGATTAAAAAATATCCATTGAATAAAATTTAATGGATTTCATCTAGTATAGATGAAACATCTCTTAGTAGATTTACCTGAAGGATATCTTGGTTGTCCAACTATGAATACAGCGACTCTTGATTTCATTGGTATATAAGAATACTATAGTATATATCACTCATATAATTATGTTTCAAAAACTGTTAATTTTAAAACAGAAAAATTATTATCCAAAAAATATATTGGACATTGGAGCACATCACGGAAATTGGACCAAAAGTATGATGAATATATATCCAAAAAGTAAATATTATTTATTCGAAGGTATTGATTATACTGAATTAAATCAATTTAATAATGTATCAAATGTTATGGTATATAAAAATATCTTGTTAAATGATAAAATTGAAGAAGTAGAGTGGTACGAAGGACGTAATACAGGCGATTCTTTTTTTAAAGAAAAAACACATCATTACGCAAATTCAATCCCAATAAAAAGAAAAACAATTGATTTAAATAGTATTATAAAAATAAATAATTTATTTTGTAATGATGATAATATATTGATAAAGATAGATTGTCAAGGTGCAGAAATACCTATACTAAAAGGTGCATCATCTATCTTAGACAGAACTGATTTTATTATATTGGAGCTCCCATTATTTGGTCAATACAATGAAGGAGTTCCTAAGTTTTTAGAACACATCAAGTACATGGATAGTATAAATTTTATTCCATATGATATAGTCGATAATCATTATATCAACGGATTTAACATGCAAATCGATATGTTATTCATAAATAGAAAACATAAATTCAATGATGATGTACAAAATAGTTTAGTGTAATATGATCAAAACGTCTATAATAAAGTATTCAATATATCATTAAATGTCATCATTACTTTATCTGGTGAAAAATCTTTATATGCATTCCAATCTTTATCTTTTGAAATGTTTTTTATATTTTTTATATAATATTCTAATTCTGTGTTATTTGAATACCATAACCCTTTATCTTTCAAATAATGAACGTGTGCTAGATCTCCTGTTTTACATGCTATTACAGGTTTATTACATATAGAAAATTCAGCAATTGCCAGACCGAATGTTTCCCCACCCTTTCTTGCCCATAACATTGCATCGCATGTGTTTATAAATTTTCTTTTTTCTTTTAAATCTATTATATTATCAATATGAATTATATTAGGTAGTGATTCGCAAAATTTATTTGTATTAACAAATATAAAATATATATCACTCCTATCGCGTGCGATTTTATATACTTCATTATGGGCTAAAGTAATATCAAATGTATCCTTACCACCATGTCTTCCAATAACAATAGAACCTTCGGGAATATTTAACTCATTTAGCATATTTTCATTATGATTAGGAAGTGTAACAATATGAGGTAATACTTTATACTTTCCATTGTTTCCGTTCACACAAGGTGATATAGAACAATAAACTTCTCCATGTGGATCATTACAACCAAAAACACAATGTATTATATTTTTAGCAACCTTACTAATTATACCATCATTTGAGGAGCCAGCTTTTATTATATAAATAATGGGAATACTATTTTCAACTAGTATATTGTCTACATCTTGAAAAGAATTAACGCCATAAACGATAAATTCTTTATTGAATTTTTTCAATACTTCGCTGTTATTATTTTTGTTATTTTTATCATAAAATATAAAAGATTTATTTCCCAATAGTTCTTGATTATAAAGGGCATAGTCATATAATGCTACTTCTGTTCCTCTTTCACATAATTGATTAGACCAAAATGCTATATTTACCATACTTGAACTTTAAAACATTTTAATTTTTATATACTTTATATGTAACACAAAAATAAAAAAGGTATAAAGTTACACTTGTAAAAGGGTAGAAATATAACTAAGATATTTCTAATTAAGGAATAACAAGTATATGAGATACCTTTTTTATTTATATTTTTTTTTATTATTCTAGACCTGATTATTCTTGAATGTTTTCTTCTCATCATCGCTGAGCTTAGACCAGTATGATGATGCAGTCTGCATTAGTTGCTTTGGGGGGATAGAATTATCAGTCTCTTTTAGTTCTTGCATTTTTTGCTTGATGAAAATGTTATATGCAGATGGGGCCTTCTTAGGCTTGTCAGCATTCTTCTTGGAAGAACGCCTGCGCTTCTTGTCGCTATGATCTTCATCACTGTCAGTACTATCTGTCTTATCATTTTTTACCTCCTTATACACCTCTCCAAGAGCCTTTTTCATATCAGCAAGAGAAAGATTAGTATTATCATTGTTAAGAATGACTGACGAGAATTTCTCGATAATCTTAGCGTTGAAAGACATTCGTTTGTTTTGACTGAATACAATAGTATGTGTCAAGTAGTAATATCAATTAGATTAATCATTTTTTTGTATTTTTATTGAAAAATGGTAAAAATGTATACAGAATATTATCAAATAAAAAAAATGCATAATAAAGAATTGTTTTTTTGCTTTATGAATAAAAAAGTACATATCACACAATTTTCAGAAAAAAGTTTATATTTTTAAACAAAATTAAAAAATTAACAGATATGTACTTTTTTATTCAAACCCAAAAAAATAATGAAAATAAATAGGAAAACGCTATGAATTCCTTACCCATTGATGTTTTAGATATAATAAAACTATACATGGATAAAAAAGATATTTTATCCTATTGGTTTGATATTTGGAAAGAAAGGGTCATATATTTGCATAATGGAAAATGGATACTAACTATAGAGTTATAAGTATTTTTTTGTTATTTTCTAAGAACTTCTCAAATTCTTCGAATACTTTTTTTTTGAAATAAAGTGGTATATTTATTTTATTGATATCTGGTTGAAATTCTTTGATTTTGTTAACTACTGTTTCGATGAATAAAGCTGTAAATTTTTTTGAGTTGTTTGTTTGAACATTATTCAATAATTTGATTATTTCATAAAAACAGTATGTTTTATTGATTTTATTGCCGCCATATTTCATGATATTCATAAGGAATTGTAATGAATCTGAATAATCATCAATAAAGCGACAATCAATAATATTATTTTCATTATTTTCGAGATATTGTTTAAACGAAAACGAGCGTTTTGATGATAGCAAAGAATTGTAGTTTTCATATATTGTATATAGGTTGATGTTGACAAGATGCCATTCATTGGAGAATAAGATGAAATTCCGTAAAATAGTTTCATTGAAGTCGCGGCATCTAGTTCTCGTAATATAAACGTTTTTAAAGTAATTCATCAAATACATTGAAATAGAGCGCGTCGTCATGTTTGAACAATTTTCTTCAATTGCATACGATTGTAATAATTGAAATACTTGAATTGTAGACACAATATTTTGCGAAGAAGTCTTTGTATTAATGCTCGGCCAATACTCCAAGTACTCCACGTTGTCCATTTGAATGTATTCTAAGAAACTTTCAAATAACTGAAAGCAAAATGAGCTGGTATTGACGAGAGCTACAATGTCAATTATGTGTTCTTTTGCATAATCTCTGATAAATTTGTTTTTTTTTAAGATATCCATAATATATTTGTCTTTATCTTGGTATGCTTTTGCAACACATGCCATTTTTACGATATCAGTCATATTCATATTTGATGCAATGTGAAGTTCAAAGATATCGTGTGGAATGGTGTTTAAACTCGCCACCATCTTTTATAGATGTAACAAATTTTGTATTGATTGATTTCATTTTTTTAACATATTACAAAAAATTTGTAAATATATGTACATAAGACTTACCTGTTTTTCCTGTTTGTTATAATACATATAAAAATAAATTGAATTTTCTAAATAATCAACAATGCTACATAACGAATGTACAGTTGTAACTGCATTTTATGATTTTAAAAAGAAAAAGTTTTCATCAAATAACTATTATGAATGGATGAAGAATTTCCTAAGCATTCCCTGTAAAATGATTATATTTGTAGGCGATCAAACCATTTATAATAAAGTAAGTCAGTATCGCGATATGTATAAAGATATTACTCAAATATTTGTGCTACCTATTGAGAATTTACATTGTTATAAAATGATGGATTATTGGGAAAAAGATTATGAAAGAGATCACGAAAGGTATCATGATCCATACCTTTATATAATATGGAATGAAAAAACAGCATTTTTGAAGAAAGCCAAAGACATGAATATTTTTGAAACAGAATTTTATTGCTGGGCAGACATTGGCATGGTTAGAAATACAGCAGATCTTTATCATATGCAAAATTTTCCTTCTACAAAAGTGTTAAATCTTTGTGATAAGCGCAAAATTCATCTGTTAGAAGTCAACCCATTTACAGAACAAGAAAAAGCATCTATTACAGATGCGTGTGAAGAATTTCGATATAATAAAGATAGAATTGGTGGAGGAGTTATATTATGTCACAATGATATGGTAGACACATGGTACACATTATATTATAAAATGCTTTCTAGATTTATGGAATTAGATCTTTTTGCAGGAAAAGACCAAAGCATTATGAATTGCTTATATATGCAAAATAAGAATCTTATCAAATTAATATCTCCCATAAACTCTCCAATAGATCCTTGGTTCTACATGTTACATTATTTTTCAGAAAGTTATTATGAGAAAAATTCATCAAATATATATACTGCTTTAATCATTGAACCTAGAAAACATTTTGCATTAGAATATGTATTGAATAATTTTACAAAAAACCTGAACCACGAATGGCAATTTGTCATACTACATGGTAATAATAATGAAGACTTTGTTAAAAATATAACAGATAAAATACCTAATAAAAAAATAACTCTTATAAATTTAAAAGTAGATAATTTAACAACAGCAGATTATAATGCATTATTTTATGATAAATCATTTTATAATTACATACCAACTGAAATGTTTTTAGTATTTCAAACAGATACATTGATTTGTGAAAAATACAAATATAGAATAAATGATTTTCTTAAATATGACTATGTTGGTTCGCCTTGGAGAAATGGAAATGTAGGAAATGGAGGTTTTTCTTTAAGAAGAAAATGTAAAATGCTTGATGTACTTGATAAATGTAGTCATCTTAAAATGTATACCTCAACACAGTTGTGGAATGAAGATGCTTATTTTTCTGAAAAAATAAATGATGAATATGAATTATATAAACCTTCGTTTGAGGAAGCCAAAAAATTTGGTATGGAAACTGTCTTTAGTAATGATGTATTTGGAATACATAATTGTTGGAAATGGTTAAGACAAGATGAATTGAGTAAAACATTTGAATATTTCCCAGAATTAAAAGGATTGATAGGATTATATTATTATTTATAATAACCAAATTTCTGTATTGTTCCCGATGTAGTTAAATAATTATTTTACATTTTTTTTGGTCTTGTTGTTAAATAAACAGTTTCCAAATCTTTCATAGAAATTTGGTCATGTGGTTTTTTAATTTTCTTCATCATTCTATAATAATCATCTTTCGTAAATCCCCATATATCTACTACAGGATTATTCCATTTTTGTCTTATAAATCTTGATGTCTCGTCGTCGTCCATCTCACGATTTACATTCCATAATGCAGCTTTTTTTTCCACAAAAAATGGGTAAAATAGCTTATATATTTCCTCATCTCTTTGTTTTTTTGCTATTACTCTTTTGGGAACTTTTTCTTCCTTGATTTTATTGCAACGCAAGGTCTTTTTATTACAAATTTTGTTTTCAGCCTTACAATCGTGTTTACAACCATTTTTTTGTTGTTCATTATATTTCTTTTTTTTCATTTCATCGTAGTTTTTTAACTGCATAAACTTACCATTGTGTTTTATATATTCAATTGAATTTTTAATATAAATATTTCTCTTTTGATTACCATACATTATTGAACGCACTAATTCATACTTTTTCTTCTCTGATCCTCCATGTGCGTTTATTGAATCCATATTTATTTCTATTATAAAAAAATATAAAAAAAT